CCCGCCAGCAGGGTATATCAACATATACGGCTGGAAGAGCATTTTGGAAAACCTTGCATACCCCCTATACTCGATCAGTAGTGTTAGCGCATGATAGTGCAACATCTGATGCTCTATTCACAATGAGCAAACAATTTATTGAAAGAATGCCAAATGAAACAGCTCCTGAATTGGTGAAGTCTAATGCGAAAGAAATTAAATTCGCTCATAATGACTCAGGATTTAGGTTGTATACAGCGGGTTCCCCAGAAGCTGGGCGTGGTACAACCCCAACAATCTTACACTGTTCTGAAGTAGCTTTTTGGCAGAACCAAGAGAAAATCTTAGCTGGTTTATTCCAGGGGGTTTCTAGTGCTGATGGTACTGAAATAATTCTAGAATCTACAGCTAATGGTGCTTCTGGTTCTTTCTACGAAATGTGGAAGAAGGCGGAGCAAGGTTTAAATGACTATGTTCCAGTGTTCTTACCTTGGTATATGACATTAGAGTATACTATGGGAGCTCCAGAGAATTTCGCGCGAACTAAAGAAGAGGATGCTTTAGCTGAATTATATAATTTAACTAATGACCAGCTCTATTGGAGGCGAATGAAGATTGGTGAATCCGGCGCAACAAAATTTGCACAGGAATACCCAGCAACCTCTGAGGAGGCATTCCAAGTATCAGGTGCTAATGTATTTGATATCGAAAAGATCGAAAAATTAAAAATTGAATCTGCTACAAGTATAAGAAGCTTTAATCCTAAAATGATGTCTTGGGATGAGCAGAGAGAAGGTCACCTTGAAATATGGGAGGCCCCTGGTTTTAAAGAGAAGTATATTATCGGAGCTGATGTCGCTCTTGGAGTAGGACAAGACTATAGTACCGCTGTAGTTATGAACTCAAAAAGAAAAGTCGTCGGTTTGTATCGTAATAATAGAATAGACCCTTCTGCTTTTGGCAAGGAGCTATTTTATTTAGGACGCTATTTCAATAATGCACTTTTGGCTGTTGAATCTAATTCAATGGGTGTAGCTACTCTTCAGAAGCTGAAAGATATGACTTATGTCAATATGTACTTTCAAACAAAAATTGCTAACATATCAAATGAAGAAGGAGTAAGGTTAGGCTTTAGAACAACTAGTGCATCTAAACCTGCTATCATAGGTAATTTAAAGAACTGGTTATTTGAAGAAGAATTGGATATTAAATCTTCAGTAATTATTCAAGAATTAAAAGATTACTTATCTGATGATAGAGGCTCAACTGGCGCAAGTCCTGGATGTTTTGATGACTCAGTAATGGCTTTAGCTATTGCTTGTGAAGTTTATCGAACGCACATTGATAAGTTAACAAATGACAGAGTAGGATTTGGTAATATGTATATACCAGAAACTAATAACAATTGGATTTAGGAGACACTATGTCGAAAAATATTAATAAAGTAACAGATGAAGAGCTAACGGGTCTCATTAATGATGCTATTCATCAGTCAGTAGGCTCATTCTCTGATGGTTCTGAAATATCGGAAGCAAGAGAAGAATCTATTGACTATTATACCCAACAGCCAAAGGGTAGATTAGCGCCAATGGGTGTTTCTAAAGTTGTGTCATCAGATACTGTAGAAATTGTAGATTCGTATTTGGCAGTTATCTCAGAATTGATGTTAAGCAACGGAAGAATAGCTAAATTTAACCCAATGGACCCAACGCAGTCTAAAGCTGCTAGTATAGCTTCTGATGTTACTAATCATTGTATCTTTGTAAAGAACAACGGCTGGGTGGAACTAAATACCTGGGTTAAATCCGCTTTATTATTTAAGAACGCAACTATTCGCTGGAAGTGGGTAGAATCTTCTGAATATAGGGTAGAGGAGTACGAGAATTTAACTGCAGAACAACTTGATATTATCACAGCAGAAAAAGATGTTGAAATAATCGAATTAAATACTGCATCAGAAATAATTGAAGGTGAGGAAGTTGAATATTATGAGCTAGCAAAGATTAGACGCAAAGTAGACACGTCTAAAATTGAGTTAGAAAATATTCCGCCTGAATCTTTTATGATTAATCGAACAGCTACATCAATAGCTAATTCTACATTCGTAGGAATCCAAACCGAAGTATCTTTATCTGATCTTCGCGCGCAAGGATTTGATGTACCAGACGAACTTGCAACAGAAGGTTCAGAAAATTTTGCGGGTTTAAAAGGTAACTACGGAGAAGGTGCTAACAGACAATCAGTAAATAGTGTCTGGGTAGGTGAAGAAGAAGATATCTTAGGCACGGCTAACAGAGAAATTACTGTTAACGAGGTCTGGATGAAGATTGACAGAGATGGCGATGGTATCGCTGAGTTGAAAAGGTTCATAGTGGCCGGTGACGAGATTTTATTAGAAGAGTATGCAGATAGTATACCTCTAGCTAATTTAAATCCTATCGAGATTCCGCATGCCTTTTATGGGTTGTCTATAGCAGACGTAACTCGATCAGCTACAGAGATTAAAACGGCTATTACTCGGGGTATGGTAGAAAATGTATACTTGACAAATTATGGTCGAGTTCTTGCAGATCCCAACACGGTAGATTTCCGTGCACTTCAGAGTCCCGAACCTCACCAGATTATTCCTACTAATGGTAGTCCTGTTGCCGCAGTGCAACCGATTACCCCGGATTCTCTGTCACCCTCGACGTTCTCTTTGTTAGAATTTATGAACAATGAGAAAGAGCAAGCTAGTGGTATGACTCGTGCAGCCCAAGGTGTAAATGAGAAATTGTTTGATTCTGGGAATTCAGCGGGTAAAGTAGCGCAAGTTCAAGCAGCTTCACAAAAACGTATTGCTTATGTAGCACGTAGATTTGCTGAAACTGGGTTTAAAGATTTGTGCAGAGGAGTATATAGTTTAATACTAGATAATTCAGATGCAATTCTGAAAGACTACGCTTATTATGGTGTTTCTTCTAAAGATTTAATGCCTTTAGAACACTGTACAGTTGATATTGATGTTGGGCCTAATAGCAAAGCTAACACACAAGAATCAATGATGATGCTGGCAACTCAGATTATGCCAATGCTATACCAAACTCCTGAGACTAAGAGTGTAATTAATCCTGAGTCAGGGTTTAATATTGCTAAGCAAATGATGAATGCGGTAGGTATTGAGAATTGGACTGATTTTATTGTTGACCCAAATACACCACAAGGACAGCAGCAGCAGCAAGCTGTAGCTCAACAACAACAAGCGGCTAGTGCTGAAGCTCAGAAGGAATACGAAGTAGAGCAACAGAAACTTATGTTGACTCTACAGAAACAAATGGCTGATATTCAGAAGAAACAAGCTGATATGGAACTTGACAGAGCTAAGTTTGAGCATATGGTTGCTAAGGACAAAGCAGAGATTGCTTTAGAGGTTCAAACAGGTAAACCTACAAAGATCGGTAATTAATTCATAAAACGGAGGTTAAATGGATAAGATAGAACTAGGAAACCATGCCAAAATGATTATAAGTAATAAAGCTTATGATCTAATCTTCAAGAAAGTTAAAGAGAAATATTTAGAGGCATGGGGTCAAACAGGTTCACATCAAACAGAGTTGCGAGAGACTATTTATAATACTGTTGTGGCATTAACTGATGTGAAGAAAGAAATAGAATCGTTAGCAGTCGCTGGCGATAATGAAACATTCAAAAAAGAACAGGAGGATCTAAATGGATGAATTTACACTAAGTGACTTGGAGATGTTCAAGTTGGAAGAAAGAAATATATTACGTGAAATGCGCGGAGCAAAAAACCGCGGAGGGCACGGTCCCGTTATTAGGCAACTACTTGAAAAACTTACTTCAGTGCAAGTTCTTATTGCACGTTTTGAAGAAATAATCGAGCGTGAATCTAAGAAACAGGATGTTAAAAAGGTTAAAAAGGCAGCAGCACCTACTAAGAAAGCTGCTGCTAAATAAAGAATAATCTATAGGAGGATTATATAATGTCAGAGAGTTTAGAAACTACCCTAACAAATAGTCGGGATGTTAAAGTAAATTTGGTTGATGAAGATGCAATGTTAGAAGGTCTAGCGGGCGAGTTCTTTGGTGATGAACCAAAAGAAGATCTACCTAGCGAAGATATTGATAACGAAGTGGAGGAAGCAGCAGAGAGTGATGAAGCTGAGGCGCCCGAGACTGAACTATTAGAAGAAGAAAGTAATGACGATGATCTAGAAACCGAAGAAGAAGAGACTGAGGAAGATGCAGATGACTCGGAAGAAGAAGTAGAAGATGATAGCGAAGAACTAGATATGGAATACGAAGTACCAGTTAAAGTTGATGGTGAAGAGTATACTGTCCCTATGGCTGAACTTATCAAAGGTTATCAGACTGCCCAAAGCTCTAACAAGAAATCCATTGAAGCCAGTGCACAGCTTAAAGAAGCTAAGGCACTTGCAGAAGAAGCTACTACGCTTAAATCGCAAAATGCTGAATTGCTTGCTAATCAAATTGATGGCGAAGCAGTACAGTTAGAGGCGTATGATCGTAAAATACAACAACTAATTAATGATGATGATATGTTTGAATTGCCCAAATGGCAAGAAGCACGTCGTAATAAAGCTAAAGAGCTTGAGGCTAAGAAGAACGAAGCTACGCGTCTTAAAGATGAAGCTAATTCGGAAAAAATTCAAGCAGAGACAGCTGCTTTACAGGCGAGTAAAGAACAAGCTATCGCAACATTAGATAAAGATCTGCCAGGCTGGCAAGATAACTACGAATCTGTAGTTAATTGGGCAGTAAAAGACTTAGGTTTCCCTGAGTTTGCAAATGTTACAGATCCTAAAGTTATTGCATTAATGTATGATTATAAATCTTTAAAAGACAGCAAGAAAGTTGCGGTCCAAAAGCGTAAGAAAGCTCCTACTAAAAGTGTTAAGGCAACTAAGCCTGTGAACAAGAAGGCTAAAACTAATGAGAAGGAAAAGGAGCTACGCAATAAAGTCTTATCAGGAGACGCTACCGAGAATCAAGCTGATTCTTTCTTAGCGGGACTGGTAGACGGGATGTTTAGCGAATAATCTTTCTTATCTCTTAACAATTGTAATATTTTATAGGAAAATTTAAAATGGCAATATTTAGAACGGAAGATACGAAGGGTAAAAAGGAAGACCTCGCATCTTTTATAACTATGATTACCAGGGATGAAACTCCGTTTTTATCTTCTATTGGTAACAAGAAGGCTACCACTGTTTTTCATGAATGGCAAACTGATGAGTTAGCCGCACCTGCCGCAAATGCCAAAGCTGAAGGCTCAGACTTTGATGCATCAGCGGTTGCAAGTACTAGCACAGCTCGTGTTGGTAACTACACGCAGATCCTTAGAAAAGTAGGGGTTATCGCGGACAACCTTGATGGTGCAATCGATGAAGCTGGCCGACGATCAGAGCTGGCGTATCAAATCACAAAGCAAGGTAATGAACTGAAGCGCGATATCGAGTTTAACTTGGTTGGCGTTAACGCAGCAGCAGCGGCTGGAGCAGCGGGTACTGCCCGAGCGACGGCATCGTTGAGCGCGTTCATTAGAACCAACACGTCAAAAGGTTCTGGCGGCGCAGACCCCACTGTTTCAAGTGGTGTCGTTAACGCGGCGAGAACTGACGGAACGCAGCGCGCCATAACGGAAGCGTTACTGAAGACAGTCCTCCAGGCAGTCTGGACGCAGGGCGGCGACCCTAA